GATCTCAGCCTCACGCTTCTCAGCGGTGATGAGGGTGTCAATCATGGTGCGCTTCTCGTCAAGCTCCGCGAACGTGCGGTCGACGAACTCGCGCTCCTCGGTGGACAGGTCGCGGCTCTCAGCGGCGGCCTCGTCCATCTTCGCCTTCGCTGCGTGGTACGCCGACTGGCGATCCTCCACGAGCTTCTTCAGGTACTCGGACAACTTAGTTCACCCCTTTCTGGGGTCTCGGTTTGTTGGATTGCGCAGGTGTTTCTTGCGAATCCCGCCGAGGCTCCTCAGAGCGGGGACCTAGCCGCGGCTCGCGCGGCCAGGAAGTCTCAGGCCTTGAAGGCCAGGTCGAGCTTGGTCTTGAGCAGGTTGATTTGGCTGGCGTCGTGCGCCACCGGCTCAACCACAGGCTCGGGCTGCGGCTCCGGCGACAACTTCGCCACCACAGCAGACAACAGGCCAGCCTGGTCAAGGGTCAAGGTCGCCCCGCGCTCAAGCGCCTCAAGCGCGCCATTGAGTGCATCGGCGTCCTCGCCCGTGGCCTCGGCCAGCATGTCCAGGCTGCGCACCGCGGCGCTCGTGGCCTGGTAAGCCGGGAAGGTCACGATGCTGGTCTCATGCAGGCGGACCTGCTGAAGGGTGCGCTGGCTGCCGTCCTCGTTCCACTTGTCGCCGCCGCGAGGAACAGAGAAGCCGAAACTCATGGAGTCAATTACGCGCGGGTTGCCGCCGCCACCGAGCAGCACCGCAAGGTCGCGGCCGTCAGTCGTGTCGGGCAGTGTCGCCTTGACCAGCAGACCGCGGCCGTCCTCCTCGAGCGTCATCGTCTTGGAGCGGGTTGACGCCAAGGGGCGCGCCGCGTCGTGATTGACGAGGAGGAAGACGTTGTTGCGGGACTTGAGCGACCGGGCGAAAGCACCAGGGGCGATGGTCTCGGTGAACGGCAGGGGCTCGCTCGGGGAGTTGAACACCGCCGCGTATCCCTCGAAGCTCATACCTTCGGGGGCTTCGCGGACCTCAAGGTCATCGACGGTGAAGGTGCGGGTTTCCATTTTGCTCATCGGCCCTCCTAGACCTGGGCGTTCTCGGCCGGCTGCAACTGGTTCGACGCCAGGCCGGTGTGGGCCATTGCTGGCAGGCCGAGCGCGGACAGCACATCGGCCGGGTCGTAGCCCGACTGCACAAGCTTGGACGCCATCTCGACGCGCTCGCGCTCCTCAACAATGCTGGCTGAGTTGACTGCAATGTTGGCGAGCGGCACGCGCGGCGCGTCGCCCCCGTCAACCGGGCGAAGATCCATCAAGCCGCGGGCCTCGTTGACGCTCATGTACCCGGCCTGCAACGCCGTAGAGAACACGGAAGCCTGCGTAGCCGAGTCACCGCGAAGGAGCCCGTCCATGTTGACGCGCAGGAAGACGTCGCCGGGCAGGAGGCGGTTGTGGGCCTCCTCGATGGCGGCGATGAGCGGGGTGAGGGAGTAGCGGGTGAATTGGATGGCGTTGTGCTCCACCGAGGCGTAGGACATGGCGCCGGGAGTGTTCAGCCCGATCATGGACGGCGGCACCCGAAACACGCGCGCCACTTCCTCAACCGCGAACTGGCGGCTCTCAAGCATCTGAGCCTGCTCGCCATCCGAGCCCGTCTTCACAAACTTCGCCCCACCCGACAACACACCCGGACGGTGAGCCTTCTTCAGCCCCTTGTGCCCAGCCTCAAACGCGTCGACCAGATCCTTCGCCTGCTCCTGCGTCAGATTGCCAGGGAACTCAATCATTCCCGAAGTGTTGGCACCGTTGGAGAAGTAGCGCGACGCGAACTCATCCAGCGCCTTCGCCAAGCCGAGCGTCTGCTTCAGCTCGTCCACCCGGCTCACACCCTTGAGCGAGCCAGGTCGGCGCATCTCGGGGATGTAGAGCACGTCCTCACCGGGCAGCACGGCCTGGCCCCCGTCAATCACGAACTCGCGCAGGCGCGTCGCCGGGTTCCGGCGAATGTCCACACGGGTCGGATCGAGCGGCTGAAGCGCAACGATCTCGCCAGCACCGCTGCGAAGGATCTGCACCACCGCGCCATGCGACAGCAGCATGGACACGACGATCTGCTTGTAATACTCAATGCGGCTCGACCCTGGCCCCTCGGGCTCGTACACCCAAGCCGGCCGCGGCCGATAGGGGAGCCGGTTGCCGTCACGCCGAATGAACGTGTCCACCGGCAGAGTCGAGATCGTGTCCGACAGCAGCCGCACGCAAGCGTAGGCCGCACCAATCTCGAGGGCGTTCTTCTGGTTGACAACCGTGCCGGACCAAGTAGCAAACCCCGACACGTCAATGCCGGAACCCCAGACCTGCTGGTAGGAGAGGTTCCGCTCCTCCATCGGCTGACCGCCGAACAAGTTCCCGAGCATCAGAGGCCTCTCTCAAGCGCAACACCGAAAGCCAGGCCGCAGACCCCAGCGACAACGAAACCGAGCCAAGGCGCCACAAGGGCGCACCCGACAATGAGCGCAGCGCAGCCAGCAATTTGCAAAGCAAGTGCGATGCGCATATGGCTCCTAGACTGAAAAGAAACTGGCGACAGGTGCTTCGGGCTCCGCCTCGCGGCGATGGGTAGCCCGGTCAAAAGCGATGATCGCCGCAACTGCGGCGTCAATCTTGCGAGGAGAGCCGCGGTGCTCCTTGACTACCCGCGGCCCTTTTTGGTCGGTCTTGATGACGCAGTTGTCCAAGTGGCGGGCAAGAGCGGGAGCATGATCGTGCGCGACCTGGCCTGATACCACCGCGTCAAAGAACTTGGCCGTCGATGGGACCATGCGAGCTGGGCTCGAGCTTGGGTACTCAGTAATCGGAACCCCTGCCTCGGCCAGCGCCTCCATTGACCGCTGCCAGCGGTACGGGTCACACGCAACCTCAACCACATTGAGCCGGCCGCACGTCTCCAAGATCCGAGCCTCAACGCCGCCAATGTCCACCCGCCAGTCATCACGGTCGGTAGGCTGCTTCTCCCACATATCGACCAGCCAGACGCGCGGGGTCTCCTCAATCGTCACGCCGACAATCGCCGTCGTATCCCCAGAAAACGAACCGTCAAAGCCGAGCACGACCGGGGTGCCGTCATCCACCGGCGACATCGTCGGCAACTCATCCCAAGAGCCGTGCGGCAACCAAGCCTGCTGAGAGGACACGAACACGTTGGTGCGCTTGGTGCGGAACTCCGCCTCCGGGGTCCGCTTTACCGAGGACTCAAAATCCTCTGGGTCTTGGATGTCGCCGTAGCCAGGGTTGGCGATCTGCCAATTCTTCGGGTCGCGGTGGTCGCAGTCAGGGTCGGCCTGCCACCAAGCGCCGAAGAACGACGGGTCCTCGACCTCGCCGGCCGCGACCCGCTGCGCGTACTGGTACAGGCCGTAACACACTGAGTCCTGTCCGGTGGAGTCCGTGCGCACACCCGCCGTCGTGATAGCCAGCGTCAAGGCGTCATAGCGCGCGGCCTGGGCCAGCGTCATTACGTCCCAGAGTTCACGGTTGGGCGCGGCGTGCAGCTCGTCATAGACGACCAGCGTCGGCGACAGGCCTTCCTTGGTAAACGCCTCGGAGGAAAGCACCCGGTACACCGAGCCCGTCGCCGGGATCTCAATGGCGTCCCGATACAACTTCGCCTGCTCGGCCAAGTCCGGCGACATCTCCACCATCTGCTTGGCAGCGCCGAACACGATGCGCGCCTGGTCGCGGTCAGCCGCGCACGAGTAAACCTCGCCGCCTCGCGGACCCATAAACAGGCCATAGAGGGCGATGCCGGAGCCGAGCGCCGATTTTCCGTTCTTCCTACTCAAGCCGACGAGGGCAACTTTGGCCCTCAAGCGGTGATCGGCTCGACGTGCCCAAAGGTGATCCATGAGCTTGCGCTGCCAAGGTCGCAGCAGCAAAGGCTCACCAGCCCGGCCGCCGACCGAGTCCTTGACCTGGGGGCACAAGGCTTCAATGAATTCGGTGACTAGGGGGCCGTCGCCGCGCTTGATATCCGCAGCGGGGACAGGAGTCAGGATGGCCGGCGGCCAGCCCTTGATCTTTCGAGGTGCCATGCGCAGGTGGCTCCCTTACTTGGACCGCTTGGCCTGCAACTTCTCCAGCGTCGAAGCGGCCTTCACCTCGGCCAACCCGAGGCGGGCCCGAGCGGTCGGGTTGAAACCCAGTTGAGTCAGCCAGTCAGCGATCTCACGGTTGAGTTCGCGCAGCTGCTTGCGGGCCTCGGTCGACGACTCGGCCACCGGCAGCAGACGCTCACGCTCCTCGAGCGACTCGCGCAGCATCGCCAGCTGCACCGAGTCAGTGCGGGCAAACCAAGCCGAGCCCGCCTGCATGATGTCGGCGAACAGGTCGGCGGCCTGGCGCTGGAACGGCTCCAAGGACACGGGCTCAACCGCAACCAAGGCGCCACGGTTGTGGCGCGAGGCGTCAAACGTGCCCGTGCGCCGATGCTGCTCGACGGGCTTCGGAGGTCGACCGCGGGTAGCCACCGCACAACCTCCAAATCCAAAGCCGAATTTTGCGGCGTTATTTGTATGCATACGGGGCGGGTAAACAACTTGCGCATCCGGGCAGATTTAGACCCGGTCCCGGTCTATCCCAGGGGGAGGGGGCGGGCCCCCCTTGAGGAGTTACATGAGCGGTGAGCCTTAGCGAGCGGGCTAGCCGGGTCACCTGGAAGCAGATGGTCAGCCGTCCACATATCGCCAGGCTTGAGGGTGTCGCTCCCGCAGATCCAGCATGGGCCTGGCGCTTGCCTGACTTGTCTTGCCCGTTTGGGGTAGTCGCCTGCGTAGTGGGGGCGTGGCCCCCGTTCCCTGGCCCGTTGCTTGGTGAGGCGGCAGGGTTCGCAGCGTGTGGCGTTGCTGGTCAACGATCCACAGTCCAGGCAGGGTCGGCGGATCACTAGCGTTCGGGGTATTCGTTGGGCTGAATCACTCTGGTCTCGCGGCGTGGGCCGGAGCGGGCGATGCGGTTGCGCTGGTCGAGAAGGGCGTCGGCCCATCGGTGCCAGTTGTCGTCACGGTTGGCGACGCGGCTGGTGTGCGTCAGCGCCTCGTCAATGTCGGCAACGTCGATGAGGGGCTGGGCCGGGTCGGGCTTGGCGCGGGGCTTGGTCTGCTGCGCCATGTCCTCTCCCTTGAATGACAGAACCCGGCAGCCGTGATCGGCTAACCGGGTGATGGCATACTTCGCCACCACCAGAATGAACGATGCGAACGCCATTGTCAAATGGCCTGCGTCATTAGACCGAGGCGACGCAACTCGGTCTCGCCCCAAGTCTCGCCGCATTTGCGGCAGGTGACTGACATTCCGCCGTATCGGTCTTGGTAGAGCTTGCCGCGGCATTCTCCGATCTCGGGGTGGATGACGGGGCAGGTGCCGACGGGTCGGGGTGCGTGGTCGCCGATGGCTGAGTGGAGTGCGGACTTGACTTCGCGGATCTCTTGGGCCAGGTCGCTGACGAAGGGCTGGGTGATGATCCATTCAAGGTGGGCCAGAAGCAGGCCGGCTTCGCTGGTGACGGTGGTGTGGCGGCATGGCTTGATCTGGCGTTCGTCACGGACCAGTTCTGCCCAGGCTTCGAGCATGGCGAGGACGGGGACGATGTCGCCGGGGTATCGCTGAACGGTTCGCCGGTCGAGGAGGGCGACGACGT